TGGTAAAGTTGCTCATCCACATAAATTGTACTCATTACAAAAAGTTTACGATAAAACAGAAGTAGATGAGTGGATGGATGTAGAAACTCCAAAAATTGATGGAACAAACCTTTCTCTAATATATAAAAATGGAAAGTTAAACATGGCTTTAACTAGGGGTAATGGTGAGCATGGCACAGATGTAACACATCTTGTTGAGTTTCTTAAAAATGCTCCTGCTAAAATTAATACAGATTTTGCAGAAGTGGTTGTTAATGGCGAATGTGTTACAGATAATGAAGTAGAAAATTTTAGAAATTATGTAAGTGGTGCTATAGGTTTAGACGATCCACTTGAGTTTGAAAAAAGAAATATCAATTTTGTTGCCCACGATTGGCTAGGCGTGGACATGGATTACATTCCACGCATGGCCGTTCTTAAACTTATGGGATTTTTTACAGCATTTGAAGAAAGAGCAAGTAAATACCCAACAGATGGCATAGTGTATAGGTGTAATAGCTACAAGAAATCACAAAACTTAGGTTATACATCAAAATACCCTAAATTTGCAGTTGCACTAAAAGAGGCAGGAACTCTTACTGCTGTAACAACTTTACAAGATGTTGTGTGGACTATAGGCAGAACAGGAGCAGTTAATCCTACTGGTATCGTAGAACCTGTTATATTAGATGATGCAACAATTTCAAGAGTAACATTACACAACATGGACTTTATTGAAGAACATAATTTAGGTCTTGGAGACACAATCACAATTGAAAGAGCTGGTGGTGTGATTCCAAAGTTTATAAATGTTATCGAACATGCAAAACACAATCTTAAAATTACTGCTAAAGATGCAGAAAAAGCAATAGGACAAGCAGTAGTTAGAGACGGGCCAAGACTTATGACAAAAAGTGGTCAAGGAGATAGTGTTAAGTTTTTAGAATACTTTATAAGAACTATGCAAATTAAAGGACTAGGCCCTGCATCTATCGAAAAACTAGGCTTAACACACCCTATCGACCTATACCAAGAACAAGATTGGGATGAACTAGGTGCAAACGGAATTAAAATACAAGAAGAAATTGAAAGAACAAAAACAAAACCATACCAGACAGTGCTTGCAGCACTAGGTATTGAAGGTGTTGGAAACGGAGGAGCAAAATTGATTGTTCCACACATACCAGCATTTCGTAATTTAAGAGATATTGAGTACGCAGAGATAAAAGGTATCGGTCCGCGTACTAAGGAATCTATACTTGCTTGGTTAGACGAAAATGAAGAATGGGTACTAACCTTGCCGTTACAACTTGAACAAGAAGTGACTGTAGAGGAAGTAACGCAATCAGTTAGAAAAGTCTGTATTACAGGCAAGTTAGATATGACTCGCAATCAACTTGTGAGTATTTTAGAGCCTCTTGGGTTTAAAAACACAAGCACAGTAACTAAAGATTGTTATGCACTTATTTCGGGAGAATCAGGTAGTACAAAGCATACCCGTGCCGAAAAATTAGGTGTCAAGATAATTGATTACTGGTCAAACAAAAAGAATGTGTTATCTGGTGATTTCTAATAAAAATAAAAATAACCAAAAAACCACAATAAGTCAATTTGTAGTTGCTTGTAATATAAATCTTAGATATACTCTTTATATAAATCAAGAAGAAAAAAACTTCTTGGAAATCTAACATAAACTAAAGTTCGGAGGAACATACAAATGTCAAAATTTGAATATACTGAAGATATGGTAGAACGTATGCACGATGTTGCAGGTTCTGGCGTTACAGAAGAGATTATTGAATCTCTAATGGCTGAGTTCGACTTCCCAAGACGATCAGTCACAGCTAAGTTAAGAAAACTTGGTTTTGATGTACCTAAAAAGCCTGGTGCAGCTCCTGTGTTTTCCGCAGACGAGACAGATGCTCTTACATCTTTCTTACAAGAAAATTCAGGCAACTTAACTGCTGAAGAAATTTCTGAGCAGTTTGCAGATGGTAAGTTTACTGCAAGACAGATTAACGGTAAAGCATTATCATTAGAAATGACTTCTCATGTAAAACCTGCTGAGAAGAAAATTACTCCAAGAACTTATTCTGAAGACGATGAGTCAACAATCACTAGCATGGTTGAAGAAGGTAAGTATCTTGAAGAAATCGCTGAAGCAGTTGGAAGAACTGTAAACTCCGTGAGAGGAAAGTTACTTTCAATGGGTCTTAAAGCTCCTCAAAGAGATAAAAAGACTTCAAAGAGCGATCCATATGAGGGCATTGAAGATATGCTAGACCAGAATGTAGAAGATATTGCTTCTCATTTTGACAAGACTGTAAGGGGTGTTAAGACAGTTCTTACAAGAAGGGGTCTTGCATGTGCAGATTATACACCAAAATCTGTCCAAGGCTAATTGCCTCTCAACTTAAGAGAGAGCTTCTGCTCTCTCTTTTTTTACCCAAAATTTTGAGCAAAAAATGAAAATTCCAAGTGCATATTGCGAGTTCCAACCTATAGAAGAAGTTTTAGTGGGGCGTTGTTTTCCGCCTACTCTTTTTGAAAAGTCAAAAGGATTAGCGCCAAAAACAAAATATTTAATTAGAAAATTACTTGAAGAAACTGAAGAAGATTATCAAAATCTATCAAATGTTATAAAAAATTACGGAGCAAAAGTGTATAGGCCGACTATTACTGAAGATGACTTTAGTAATAGAAAACTTGCAAAGTTTAACTCGCCTTCAGCATTTATGAATCCTCGTGATTATTTTATAACACTTGATGATACAATTTATATTAGTGGATTAGCTGAACAGCATCTTAATTGGTGGTTACCTTTACTTAAAGATTATAGAAAAAATTTACAATACACAAAAGCTTGGATGAATGGTCCAAGTATAGTGCGACTTGGGGATACTGTTATCGTAGATATGCAAGTTCCTATGGGAACCGCTAAAAGAATACAACAAACTCTTGCCCCTAAAGGGTACAATGTTATAGTTGTACAAACTCATGATTTTCCGTTTAAATCTGGGAGCGCTCATGCAGATGGGTGTTTTGCTATACTAAAACCAGGTGTAATACTTTCTATTTATGATGAGACACAGTACACTGGTGCCATATTTCCTGGGTGGGATGTATGTGTCCTTAAAGGAGAAAGCTGGGACAAGATGAGTAACTGGAATCGTAAATACAAGCGCCCTATACAGGGAGAAAACTACTGGTTTACAGATAAAGAATTTGATGACAGTGCTTTTCAGTTTCATATCGAAACTTGGTTTAAAGATTGGGTTGGCTATGCAGCAGAAACTGTCTTTGATATAAACGTATTTAGCCTAGATGAACACAATGTGTTAGTCACCAGTTATAATGAAAAAGCATTTAAGTTCTTTAAGAAACATAAGATAGAACCTACAATAGTGCCTTTCAGACACAGATATTTTTGGGATGGAGGATTACATTGTATAACATCGGACATAAAAAGAGCTGGCAATCGTGAAGTCTATTTATGATTGGCACAAAAAAGTTTATACAACTAAACTAGATAAAAAGCACCCAATATGTCCGTTTGCTGCAAAAGCTAAATTCAAAATATCAACAGAGTCTGTTTATCATGAATTACGTCACTGGGATGATACTTATGATCTAGTAATAGTTGATCATCAACAGTATTTAACAGTAGAATTTGCAGAACAAATGGAAGATACTTACTGTAAGGTACGAGATGATGTTGTAGTTCTATTAGAGCATTTTGAAAATCCAGGGTTTATAAACGGAGTGTTTACTGGTTGTGGAGATAAAAAAATATTGTTTTTGCTACAAAATAAAAGTAAACTAGAAGAAGCTAAAATGATATTACAAAAATCAAACTACTATGAGAATTATACTCAAGAATATTTAGAAAAGTTATGGAAAAATAGATGATTTTATCAGACATACGAGACGGAGATTTAGACGTAGTGTTGAGTCTGCCCTTACACCAAAAAAATCTTTATTTCAGTAAGTTAATTAAGAAACATTATCCCAACGTAAAGCAGAGTGACCCACGACACAAAGAATTACTTGAAAATTATTTATCAAGTTTCTACGTTGAAAAACTTTATCGTTCAAATCAATTTTTCAATGAGAAGTACATCATGACTTATACCCATACAGGACTGGTCAGAAATGTAATTAATGAAATGTACTTCACCGATGACGATCTTATAACACATTAATCTTGCTAAATTGTTGACTTTTTAGTATTATAGAAATACTAGAGGAGTATATAGACATGGCAAGAACCACCACAAAAGTTGAAATTCCTGAAGCTAAAATTAGACAAGCTATATGGATGCTAAAAGTAAATAAAACTAAAAAGCAAGTGTGTGAGCACTTAGGTATTGCGTACAATACTAAACGTCTTGACACAATCATAAATGATTTTCACGAAAAAAATAAAAGAATAGCAGACCTTAAAGCAAAAGCAAGGTATAAAAAGTTCACTTTAGCTGAGAAAAAAGGTATTGCAGAATCCTATCTTAATGGAGAAACTCAAAGTAAACTAGCGGAACAATTTTATATCAGTGCTGCTAGAATAAAAAAGATTTTAATTGAGATGAATGTTCCCTTAAGAGCAAGAGGTAAAAATAAACCCGCTAACGTAGAGCACGTAGTTCAAGACTTAGAAGTAAGATTTAAGAAAGGTGACAAAGTTTTCTTAGCCAAAGAAAATTGTTTTGCCGTGGTTAGAGAAGTCTATGATGAAGAGTATCTTGAACAGTACGAAGATGGTTATCAAAAGTATGTAGACTTAATACCGTTTAAACCAGATCCCAAAACTGGTATGGCAGGAAGATATCATGAGCCTGCTCAAGGGGTACACTATGAAATTTATTGGATGAAACAATCTGATACTAGCCCTACATTTAAACTTGATGCGTTCTTGCATCATCGCGATAAAATTAGTAAAATAATTGAAGAAACTGGAAGAGAAAGCTACTTGGTCTACCGAATAGGAGATCATGGTGGCTATTCTAATATTAATCGTGATCAACTTTATCCTGTAAGAGTAATGAATGGCAATTGATTTACAAAAACTAACTTTGCGAAGATTAATGGACACGCAAAGTAACGATCTCTATTCGCGTCTTTTGAACCAATATTTTACTGGTATTAACCTCGTATTGTTTGAAAAGATAAAATCTTTTTACAAAGCAAATATGAGGTTACCTAGCACTAGTGAAATAATTGCATTAAGAAAAGATGTAGGTCTTCAAGAATATATAGAGAATCAAATAGTTAACGATGAAAATGTATGTGAAGAAATTCAAGACGAGTTTCTTGTTGCTCAACTACAAGATTTTTATATTCGCGATGAAACTATTCATTTTATGGATAAGTTTGTTGATCAACTTGATGATTTAGAAAAAGTTGAAATTGTTGATAAGTTTCAAAATCACTTGCTACATCTTAACCAGGCTATCCCATATAATGACGAGCTATATGACATTGGTGAATTAGACTTTTTTCCTTCAGAAGATGACTTCAAAATATTTCCATCAGGTCTTAGCGCAGAGTTCGATGCAATAAATGGAGGCTTTGCAACACAGGAACTAGTTTTACTGGGAGGCCGAAGAGGTTCTGGTAAATCTATAATATCTTTGAATATGGCTTTGAATAGATTTTTAGAAGGTAATACTGTTGCTTTTTTCACAATAGAAATGAGATATAAAGAGGTTTATGATAGAGTCTTATCAATAATTAGTGAAGTTCCTTTTCTTGATATATTTAGAAATCAAACAACTCCTGCACAAAAGATACAAATGGCTAAAGCAAAATTTAAACATTTTTATAAGCCATCGGAAAAAATAGAACAATTATTAAAAGAATTAGAATATTCAAAAGACTTTAAAATGTTTGAACGAAAAGTTAAAATGGAAAAGCCGACAATGACAGACAATAGGCTTTTTATGATTGATGATGAGTCCCTCACACTGAACCGTGTGGATCATTATTGTAATATGTTTTCTTCTAAATATCCAGCTTTTAACCTTGCAGTTGTTGATTATATAAATATAATAAAACATGATGATCAAAAAGATTGGAAAACTCAAATTACTATTGCAGAAAATTTAAAATCTCTTTCAAGAAAGTATGATTTAACAATGATTTCACCTTATCAAATCGATGCTACAGGTGAGGCTAGATTTGCAAAAGGTATATTAGATTCTGCAGATAGAAGTTTTAACTTTTTTCCACCTCCTGAAGAAGAGGATAGGCAGTTAAATAATAAAGTAACTATACATACAACAAAAATTAGAAATGGTAGACACATGAGTTTTGATGTTTATATGAATTGGCCTTGTGTTAAAATTGATCCAACACAATCTGCTGTAATAAATGAAAAACCTCATGCTGCTGCAAAATTTGGTACAGATAAAAATGAAGGGAGTAAAGACGTATGAACGCATTAGAAAAAAGATATGAACAATTAAATTTAATGTTAAAAGAAAATAAACATCTTGAGAACAAAGAAAGCGGACAGCGTGTCTGGGATGCGTATTTGCGTTTGATTCGCTATACACGTCATATGGATGATACTCAAAAAATGTTTATGACAAGAGCCAAAAGAGTTTTATTGGGTAATAGAAAATGGATCTCATAGAAGTACTAGATAGAAGAGGGGTAGAATATAAAAAAACTAACAACCCTACAGAAATACTAATCTCATGCACAAGTGGTGAACATGTAGATAAGTCACCATCTTTGTCTTATTCTCTTGAAAAAAATGTGTTTCATTGTTGGAGTTGTGGTTTCAGTGGAGGTGTTACAAAGTTTCTAGAAAGTATTGGAGAAGTTACAAGAATACCTGTCGAGAGTAAACAACCTTTTAAGATACAAAAATTAAAAAACAAAATAAAAGCAGTTATTGATTTTGATGAAGTTAAATTACCTAAAACTAGACAAATGTTTGTAGGAGAATTTAAAAATATAAAAGCATCAGTGCTAAAAGAATTTCAGGCATTTACAACTGAAGAACTACAGTTACATAATTATATATGTGTTCCTATTTATCAATTTGGTAAACTCAAGTTTATTGAAGGAAGATATATGGGACAAGTAGCATCACAACCTAAGTATTATAGACGTCCTACAAAAGGTAGAGTTGGTAATATACTTTTTCCGCTTGATAAAGTAAAAAATACAAACTATATAATTTTAGTTGAAGGGTTGTTTGATATGTTAAATATGTGGCAGCTTGGTTATAAAAATACAATGTGTATTTTTGGTGCAGCTAACTTTGGCAGAGCTAAACTAGACCTAGTAGATAAAATAGGAGTAAATAGAGTTGACATCATGATGGATCCAGATGCTCCTGGACAAATGGCTGCTGATAAGATACAATCATTATTAGATTCAAAAAATATTTATTCAAGAATTGTAAAATTACCATTAGGTCATGATCCTGGGGATATTACAAAAGACATAGCAGAGGCAGTATTAAAATGAAAATAGCAATAATTGGAGCAGGTGTTACAGGAGTAACAACTGCTTATTTCTTAAAAAAATCAGGGCACGAGGTTACAGTTATTGATGCTAACCCGTACCCAGCTATGTTAGCTTCACATGCAAATGGAGGTCAGTTATCTTCTTCAAATGCAGAGGTTTGGAACTCCTGGTCAAACGTATACAAAGGTATAAAATGGTCTTTTAAAAGAGATGCGCCTTTAAAAATGAGGTATGATTTAGATTTCAAAAAGTATAAATGGTTAATACAATTTATGAATAATATTAAGTATGCTAAAGAAAATACTATTGAGACAACCAGGATGGCTATGGAGTCAATACACTTAATGAGAACTGAGTTTGCAGATATTGAGTATGATCAAAGTGATTGTGGCATTATGCACATTTATAAAAGTCAAAAAGAGTTAGATCACGCTAAAGAAGTAAATAACCTATACAAATTAGGTGGATTACATCGTAGTGAGATAAATTCAAATATGATGAAATTAAAAGAACCAAAACTTAACGCTGACGATTGTGTCGGGGGTATGTGGACAAGTTATGACGGAGTTGGAGATATACACAAATTTTGTGTAAACTTAGCTAAAAAATGTGAATCTATGGGTGTTAAATTTAGATATGATACAAGAATAGACTGGTATCATAAAGCACCTTTAGGACTTAGTACAAAAATGAAAAGGTGGAGACTTACTGATAGAAATAAAAATGATTTGCATTATGAAGGACTTGTTGTTTGTGGTGGAGTATACTCAAGAAAAATTGGTAGAGAACTAGGAGATACAATACCAATATACCCAGTAAAAGGTTACTCAGTGAGTATAAACATAAAAGGTCAAGAAGAACACGCACCTAAAGTTTCATTATTAGATGATGAGGCTAAAATTGTAACATCTACTCTTGGAGATAGATTAAGAGTAGCAGGAACAGCAGAGTTTCATGGTCAAAACAGAGATATAAGAATTGATAGAATTACACCCTTAATGAATTGGGTAAGGAAGTATTTTCCAAAATTGGAGCTACGAGACTACAAGTCATGGGCAGGATTACGTCCTATGACTCCTAACATGATGCCTATAGTTAGAGTTGGCAAGTGCCCAAATGTTTGGTATAATACAGGTCATGGACATTTAGGATGGACATTGAGCGCATACACAGCAAGACAAATAACGGAGATAATAAATGAGTGATTTATGTTTTGTATTTGCTTCAACAGCAGAGAAAAACGCAGATAAGATAATTAATAAGTATTTAAAAGATACAGACTTTGATGTCGAGTATCTTTGTTCTATTAATAAAGATAAAATACTTAAAAAAGACATAGATTTAGATATGTCTAAACTTGATAGTTACAAGCTGGTATGTCCAGTTGGTGCTGACGCACTTAAATACGTAACTGGAATTACTGGCATAACAAAGTATAATGGTGTACATTTGGAAAAGAAATATATGCCAATAGTTCACCCAAATATGGCTATAGTAAAGCCACAGATGGAAGATGAAATTAAAAAAGCATTTAGCAGAATATCACCAATAATGAATGATGAAGCTGCTGGTGTAGAAGTTGAAAAAGACTATAAACACATAGAATCTGAGACAGATTTTGAAACTTATAAAGAACAAATTATAGCAGCTGATACTATAGTTGTTGATATCGAAACGAGTTCTGTATCTCCTTATACAGGGTCTATTCTTGGTATTGCCATATCAACTAAACCCCATCAAGGTATTTATGTGTCTATTGATGTTGTTAATAAACTACATGGCTGGTTTCAAGCAGTATTTAAAAAGAAAAAGTGTATCTTTCACAATGCCAAGTTTGATATGGGTTTTATGGAATACGAGCTTAACTTTACTTTTCCCGATTGGGAAGATACAATGTTATTGCATTATTGCTTAGAAGAAGCAGTAGGTACACACGGACTTAAACCTCTTGCCTTAAGATTTACAGATCTTGGTGACTATGAAAGAGAACTTGACGATTATAAGAAAGCATGGGCTAGAAGAAACAAAGTTAAACTAGCTGACTTTAACTATGGTATGTTACCTGCAGAAATATTAGCACCTTATGCTTGTAAAGATGGTGATGCTACTTTTCAATTATACAATAAATTCAAACCTTTAGTGGATAAAAGTAAAGAGTTCACAAATCTGTATACAAAAATACTAAAACCTGCTACGATTGCTCTTAAACGTTTAGAGAAGAATGGCGGTCCTGTTGATGTACAAGCGGTTGATGCTTTACAAAATTCTTATCAAATTGATGTTGAAGAATGTATTGATGAAATAAGTAACAATAGTGCGGTTCAAAGATTTGAAAGAATTAATAATAAAACTTTTAATCCTAATTCTACATATCAACTTCGTGAATTGTTTTTCAATATATTAAAACTTAAACCATCTAAGAAAACAGAAACAGGTGCGTTTAGTGTGGATAAAGAAGTCTTACAGACTATGAATCATCCATTAGCTGAGGCTGTTTTAGATTTAAGAGAAAAATCAAAAATGGCAGGCACTTACATATCAAATATACAAAATGGAGTAGACAGTGACGGAAGGCTTAGAAGCGGCTTTAATATTCATGGGACCACCAGTGGTCGCCTTAGTAGCAGTGGTAATCTCAACTACCAAAATATACCAAGAGACAACAAAGATATTAAAAAGTTATTTAGAGCGAGAAGTGGTTACAAGATTGTACAATGTGACCTCGGCACTGCAGAGGTTTACTATGCAGCTATGCTCTCCGATGATAAGTTTTTACAGAAAGCTTTTATTGATAAGCTTGACTTTCATTCATACGTTGCTAAGCAAATGTTTAACTTGGATTGCGAAGTTAGTGAAGTTAAATCAAAGCATCCAGCACAAAGACAATATGCAAAAGCAATTACCTTTGGAATCATGTATCAAGCAGGACCTGCAAAAATCGCAGAAACAGTTAATAAAGATGCAGTCGCAGGAGAAGAAATAAGTATTCCTCAAGCAAAGCTATTTATCAACAAGTATTTTAATGAAGCTAGAGCATTGAAAAGATTTATAGATGGGTCAAATCAACAGATAGAAAACTATGCTTACATATACTCCTTTTTCGGTAGAAAGCGTAGACTGCCAGAATCAAAGTCTCCAAATCCTGGAGTTTCTAAACACGCGATACGATCAGGTGTTAACTTCTTAGTACAAAGTGTTGCATCAGATATAAATATAATGGGTGTCATTGATTTGATAAAATGGATTGATGAAAACAATTATCAAAATGATATACTTCCATTTACCGTTGTTCATGACTCCATTGTGTCTGAAGTAAAAGAAGATTTGATTGATACTTACATAGAAAATGCAAGACGTTGTATTCAAACTGATAGAGGCCTTACAATACCTGGCTGTCCAATTAAGGTTGATTTTGAGATAGGCCCTAGTTGGGGAGAGTTAGATGAGATTTAAAACATTTGTAAAAGTTACCACAGTAACTTGGTGTTGTGCTTTTATAGGTGGGTTTTTAACAGGCAAGAGTGCTTTTGGAGATATTTTTAACGGCAAGCCTCCTCACAATCATATTGAGTGCATGGCAAAAAACATATACCACGAGGCAAAATCTCAATCATTAGCTGGTCAATTGGCTGTAGGGCTAGTTGTCTTAAACAGAGTTAAAAGTAAAAACTTTCCAAATGATGTATGTAAAGTAGTATATGAGGGGCCAATTAGAGAGTCATGGAAAACTAGAAAAGATCCGTCTTTACCTAAAGAAAAGAGAAAATATTATCCTATAAGACATAGATGTCAGTTTAGTTGGTATTGTGATGGATTTAGAGATGATATAAAAGAACCAACAGTTTACTCTAAAATATTAACAGTAGCTAGTAAAGTAATGGGAGGTATATATGATTTTACAGACGGCGCTACACATTATCATGCAACATATGTCTCTCCAGAATGGACAAATTTAGAAGTAGTAATGACAATAGATGATCACATATTTTATAAACCTAAGAGTGGTAAAAAATGAAAGAAGATTATAAGGTAGACCCAAGAACTATTCATATTGATCAACGTAAAAGTGACACACGACGAGATGCTTGGGATAGAGATTATATGCCTGCAGATTGGACAAAGCCTCGACCTCAAACCGATAGGCGCATTGAAAATGCAAAACCAGTTTTTATATTTGCTTTTTTCTATATTTGTATAATAGTAATGATGAGTAGTATCAAATGATTACATATCCTATATTTACATTTAAAAAAGAACCTTATAGGATTTTTTATACAACAGATCAAATAAAGGTTAAAAAAGTTAAGGGATCGCATACAGAAACTTTAGACGATAAAACGTATGGAGGAGACTATTTCACAAGACTTCTTCAAATGGAGCATAGAGTACGTTTTGACTTTACTTGTGGAAATCTTCAAGACATAATACTGAGTAAAAGTAGGTGGGGCATAGATTCAAAAGCTAAAATACACAATCTACCATCGTACAATAAATTAAAATCTGAAACTAGAAAAGTTGTAAGAATGGCAAAAAATTACATTTGGATTAAATACATATCTTACCCTTTTAAAATTAAAACTATGGAGAATTTGCCAAATATAAGTGAAACATTGTATGCTGAAATAATCAAAGTAGACAAAAAATGGTACATAAAAAAGTTCGTTGAGAAATAAAATGAGACAAGCAAAAGTAGGACAGATAGTGTTATCTGATAAAATTTATATCAAAAAAGATCAAGTTTACGATGAAGATAGCTTGGTATCTTTGTTTACTTATGACACTGGTGATGACATCTTACAAACATATGATGAAACCGATACACACTTTATTGTACCTTCAAACAGTTTTGGAAAATTAAAGTACGAGTCATACTTAGATAATAGAGTATATAAAAAAGCTAAACAAGATTTAAATTTTGCTGGTAAGTTAAGGTGGGAGCAAAAAGAAGTTGTCGATAAGTTCCATTCTAAAGGTAGAGCTAGAAGTGGTATTGTTCAAGCACCTTGTGGTTGGGGTAAAACTTTTACGGGGGTTGATATAATTGCAAGAAACAATGTTACTACTTTAGTAATGGTGCATACTAAATTATTATTTAGACAATGGATAGAAGAACTGGAAAGACAAGTTCCAGGAGTAAAGATAGGAAAAGTAGGTGATGGATTACTCGATATACAAGATATTACAGTGGGCATATATAAAAGTGTTTATAATAATCTTAGTAGCTTGCGCGATAGCTTTTCTTTAGTGTTAGTAGATGAAGCACATTTATGCCCTGCAGAACTGTTTAGCACTGCCCTAAATAATCTTAGCGCAAAAGTAAAGATAGGGATAACGGCTACTCCAAAAAGAAAAGACGGTAAACATGTTTTTTTGGCAGATTATTTTACAAATTTCATGGTAACTGCGAGAGATCCTAGAAAGTTACAAGACCCAGTTGTATTGGTTAAAAGAACAGATTTTAGGTTTCCAGTAATTGATCCCAAAAGAGATTGGTCGCGCCAGTTGAATAAATTATGTTCTAATCAAGATTACTTGGCTGCTATCGCAAAAATGGCAAATCAAATGATAGTCACCAAGCGTTGTCCACTAATTCTTGGAGAGCGTGTGCAGATGTTAAAAGACTTACAAGAGATGATTACAGATAGTGTGTGTCTAATAGGAGAAACAGATGAATCAACTAGAAAAGACGTTCTTCAAAATGTTGGAGGAAAATACAAAGCAGTATTATCAACAAAGTTATTCGATGAAGGAATTAGTTGTCATAGGCTTGATACTCTTATTCTTACTTGCCCTAATAATAATCCTATAAAGTTAGAACAAAGGATAGGTAGAATAATAAGAGAGCACCCAGAAAAACAAGTTCCTATGATTATTGACTTTTGGTTAAGCGGACCGATTGTTGCTAGACAGCAACAAAAAAGATTAGCGTGGTATCAACAGCGTGGATACTATTTACTTTAATTGGGACGAGCTGCGGTTAAAAGCAAAGGGCGATCCTGCTGGAATAATTATCTTGACTTATGGTTTAACTAAATCGTATAATATATCAACATCTGGGTACTTAATGAAAAAATTAAATATAAATCATATACCCCAGTTTTTATTTGCTAGAGGTATATTAAAAGCAACTAACAATAAGGTAAAAGTAAATTATGTTACAAAAGAAGCTCAAAGCTATTTTAAGTATGATAAATTTCTCTTTGCAAGAGTATCAGCAAGACAAAAAGCGCTGTACTTGCGAGCATTATCCATGCGACCACTTGACGATGTCAGAAATTTTATCCCACGAGTATTATTTAATAACATAGCATATAATCCTTTTTTAAAAGTTACTAATGATAAAATAGAATTTATATATGAATAGGAAAATAAATGCTAGTAACTTTTGGAGATAGTTGGGTTTATGGTGTTGGTGCAGGATATTCGTCTGAAAATCCTGTTACTGAAAAAGTATACAAAGAAAAGAGAGTATCAGAAGAATATTTAAATTGTAGTTTTAGAATCTTGTTAGCTAAAAAGCTGGGTATTAAAAACACTAACTTTTCCTCACAAGGCTCATCTAACCAAAAACAATTTAGACTTGCATCTGAGTACTTTTTAAGAGATAAGAATGTTATCAAAAATAGTATTGTTTTATGGGGTATAACATCTGTTTATAGAAATGAATTTTTTGATACTATAAAAAATAATTATGATAACTTTTTAGTTCCTGCTATAAATCGTGATTTGGTTTTATCTGAAATTTTAAGCGTAAGGTACATGAGCAAAGAAGTTGAAATTGAAAAACTGTATTATAATATGGAATTGTTTAATCACTATTTTAAGTCAGTGGGTATAAAAAATTATTGGTATAATATATTTAATGACCATGAGTACCCGAATAAATTAAGTAATATATTGTTTAAAGGAAATTCATTATTATCAGTTTTTACTGGCGATTATAAAAAAAATAGTCAGTACCATAAAAGTATTTGGGAGCGAACGGATAGAAAAATAAAAACTGCATTAAAAAACAAATCAGTCAATCCGATATCATTACACCCTACAAAAGAAACACACAGTAAGATAGCAAACTTACTACACAACGAATTACAGTCTCCGAAAGGAGAATCCTAAACAAAGAACCTACGTTCAACAAGGAGGATACTATGGTAGCTTGGGACAAAGCAAAAGGAAAGCAAAGCACAGGATCATCGAATAGAAAGGAAATTGAAAGATTAACTTTACCAATCGGTGATACTAAAATTAGATTAATCGGGGATGTTATGCCTCGATATTGTTACTGGGTAGTCACTACAGAAGGCAAGAAAATGCCTGTGGAGTGTCTAGGTTTTTCAAGAGAGACAGAATCTTTTGATAATAATGCCCAGGACCCTTTCAAAGAAATAGATAGTTCTATCTTTTCTGATAAGCCTCAATTTTCATACGTTTGTAACGTAATCGACAGAACTGATAATAAAATCAAGTTGTTTGATTTAAGAGCAACTATTTATTCACAGATCGTTGATTATGCGTCTAATCCAGAATATGGAAACCCAGCAGACGCTGAAAAAGGTTATGATCTAACAGTTAAAAAAGAAAAGACTGGACCTTTACCTCAAAATGTGAAGTACACAGTTGTTCCTGCAAGGAGTAACTCTGCTTTATCTGAGGATGAAAAAGGTTTAGAACTTTTTGAGTTAGACAGAATATACAAACGTCAAACGTATGACGAGCAAAAAGAGTGGTTGTTACAAAACACTGCTTTCTTTGCCGCTGATGCAGGAGACGAATTTAAAGCTGTTGACGAATCAGTCGAGGACTTAGCATAATGAAAAAGAAACTTAGCGATCTCTTACCAAAAGATGATTCTGCTAAAACTGGAGCCCCAAAGAAAAAAGACTTTGGGGCTTTTAGAAATGTAGAAAATAATCAGGCACAAATAGATTTAAATGTCTTAAGAAATTATAATGTATTTTTTGCAACACCTTGTTATGGTGGTATGTTAACAGATCAATACTTTTTAAGCATGTTTAGAGCTACACAATCCCTAATGAAAAACGGAATTAATTTTAGACTAACCACGCTCAGAAATGAGTCATTGGTCACACGGGCAAGAAATATATTGTCTGCAATGTTTATGGAAAGTGACTGCACCCATTTATTTTTTATAGATGCAGACATAGAGTTTGATGCAGAATCAATACTCAGAGCATTAGCCTTTGATAAAGATATAATGGCAGGAGCATACCCAAAGAAAGCATTGCCTATTCAGTACGCTATGAACTTTAAGTTTATAGATCAAGAAAAAGGACAAATTAGAGTAGAAAATGGAGCAGTAGAAGTTTTAGATGCTTCAACAGGTTTTTTCTGTATAAAAAGAAGTGTTTTTGATAAAATGAGACAACACTATCCAGAGTTACATTATAAAAATGATTCTAATATTGATGCGAAATATGCTCCATATTGTTATTCATTTTTTGATACGATTCAAGACCCTGAAGATAATAGATACTTATCAGAAGATTATACGTTTTGTCGTAGATTACAAAAGATCGGTGGAGAAATCTGGATTGATTTATCTACTAAATTAAATCATGTAGGCAGTTACACATTTGAGGGCGATGTGTCTAAAATCATAAACAGTGGCAAAAGTTAAATCATTAAAGTTTGATAGTCCACACTGGCAAGTATGGATAGACTGGGACATAACACAAAGGTGTAACTATACTTGCTCTTACTGTGCAAGTTATAATAATGATCAACCTTTTAACTTTAAAACACTAGAAGAATATATAGAGGCTCTTACATATGTGAAGAGTCTTTTTAGCGATAACGAAACTATAATGATGCACTTCCTCGGTGGAGAGCCTACATTATATAAACAGTGGCCCGAGTTATTTAGTTGGTTAGCTGATAACAGGTTTGTGGTGCAACTAACAACGAATTTATCTATACCTGCAAAAAAGTATATTAATAGACTTAGTACAAACTTGTCACAATTTATGATAGGTAGTTACCACCCTGAGTTTGCTAACTTTATTAAGTTTCGTAATAATGTAAAGATGTTGTATGATAAAGGTTTTTATAAACAATCTGTTGTACTAGGTAGTCCAAAACACTGGGATCATATTATGAATGTATTTAACTCCCTATCTGAAATATGCGACACTAGATTAACTAAAATAAAAGATGAGCATGCAGGAGGTAGATTGAGAATATCAGGAGGGTGGATTGATTATACGGAAGAACAAGCAAAAATGTTTGTTGATGCAAACCCACAAGAAGATAAGCACATGACAGTTGAGTTTGATGATGGCACAATTACACACCCCACTAACTCTATTCTCAGATACTATCATAGTAATTTTAAGGATATGTTCTGTGCAGTAGGACAAAAAAGATTGCACATTAATTCTTATGGAGATGTCTTTCCAAGTGCTTGTTTGTTAAATTTTCGTAAAGCGATTATGGGTAATATATTTAAACAGAATATTAGAAAACCACAGAAAGCAATAATCTGTCCGTTTGAAGAGTGTTTATGTGGGCCAGACATTCGTATAGAAAAATGGGCACAAGGGTGACGTACTCTGGGAAACTACGTTTCCCGCGTTATGTCTCTCCGAGACAAGCTATCAAACAGTGTGTGTGCCGTATTCGACAGCTTTTCAACTGCGTTGTAATTTTATTCAACAGCTATTCAATTTTTTAACATATAAAACTAGCAAGGTCAAACTGAAAATTATGAAAACCTTAACTGAAATGTTCAAACAACTTACCTATGAGTTAACATATGAACAACAAATACAGGGTGATAAACATAAAGTTAATTCGTTAAACTTACGTTGCCCAGAGTTAGATACAATTCATTGGGAAAATTCTTATGTGATGATTGGTTGTTCTCATGTGTACGGCATTGGAAATGAAGACGCTACAACTATTCCACACTTGTTAAGCAAAAAACTTAACGCACCTGTTGTAAATTTAGGAATACCAGCAGCTAGCAGACAACACATCTTCTTATTAGCATTAAATCTTTTAGCACTGGTAAGGCCTATAAAAACCATTATAATTAATACATATCCTGAGCGAATAATGGACATGACTTGGAAAAGTTATTGGAGCCAAAGACCGCATATGAGAACACAAAAAAGTAAAGATAAACTAATGCTACGCAGACTAGAAGAAATTATGTTTACAAAAACGCATTTTAACAAATTAAACAAGGTTTTTTACGATACCTTAAATCAACTATTTGGAGATAGAATCATACAAATAGATATACAAGATTTAGAAAAAATGGGGTGGCACGAAGATGTTACCTCTGATGGCAAACATTATGGG